TAGTATTACCTTCTGAGTATAATCTTAAACTAATATAGCCTTTCTTTACACTGGTTTCTTTGAAAGCTCTTTTATATATAGGGATTAAATTTTTTACAGATGTATTAAATTTAATATGATGAATATCTATAGTATTTGGTTCATTTAATGTAGGATTAACCTCAATTTCTCTAATGTATTTACAATAAGGTATAAAACTAATAAAACTTAAAATACTATTACCCAAAGTAGGAAATATAGGATTATCATACATATATCCATCTACTTGATATCCTAACATACCTCTTATGTTACCTCCATATTCTAGATAGTGTTGATCCAGATCTACATTATCAATAGGAGTACCTTCTGCAGTACAGGGAGTTATATTTACAATATATTTATATTTGTTAACATCACTACTGGATATATTTGGTAAAGTAGGTAATAATTTAACTATGTTCTTAGCCATAAGTGAATCTTCACCAGGTATACTTAACAAAGTACCGTACATATACAACCTATCACCAGGTTCTAGATAAGTAGTTACTACCTCTCCAGGTGTTATATGTTTACTAAAATTAGTATCTTCTGGTGAATCATATCCAATAAGTTCTAGTTCATCTCTTCCTGCTGATTTTTTATATATCTTTAATATACCTCTTATAGCGTTAGCATATTCTACCTTGAACTTTATTTCAGTAGACTTATTCTCCAAATATGGTAGGTAATCATCTATATTATACTTTAGTTTTTTGAAAGTTAAGCCTGGTATAAGAGGATCTTGTATTTCTATATCTACTAGATATTTTATAGATTGTAGAGGGAACTGTCCATTACTGAATAATATCTTACTATCCTCTACAGGTATAATAGAAATATCATATTTTATAGGATCTGTTGTTTTATCTAGGTAAACATCTATATTTCTATTTATACCTCGATCATTATTACTATAAACTCTACCTAAATATACTCTATCTTCTGATGATAAGTGTATACCTGTGATTACATCTTCTATAGGAAGATCCGATTCACCATTGCTAGTGACATCAAATAGGTAAAATAATTTATTGAAGAATAGGTTTATTAAGATATTACCTAAATCACTGAAGGAATTAAGCCTGGGGTTATCCTTACCACCGAATGATATTTGATTATTATCTGGATACTCATTTGAAAAATTCAAAGGGTATTTTGAAAGATTAATATTAGTGCTGAATCTTTCAAAACGTTGTGTTAATTGTTCTGTATTACTTTTTCTAGTAAAATTATTCTCGAGATATTGAACAATCAACTCCCAGAACTTAGTAAGTCCGGTTTTATCTAAAAAACTTGCCATATTGTGTAATGTTTTAATGTTTAATAATTTATATTATAATATATCATCTACAGGAGGAAAGATCATCTCTTGTATATCATATTCAGTAATAGCTGTTACCTCTGGTACTTGAATATGGTTGACGGCATCTGCAATTAATGAACTAAAGGTAGATCTAACCTCTTCATCAGTTTGGTAATGAGTATCATTATTTAGCTGAGACATTTTAGTAATGTTTCTAGCTCCATTCTCTATACCCTCTAATTTAGCCTTTAGCTCATCAGAAAAATTATTCTGAGTTGCTACACTACCTTGAGAAGTTTTGATACAATTTTTAATACTTAAGATAAACTCCCAAAAGTCATCTATAGTACCTTGAAAACCATGATGAACAGCATCATCATAATAGCCCTGTAGAAGTCTCTGATCTATCTCAGGGCAAGTGTAATACTTACTTGTGTACATTGTTTATAATGTTTATTATATTATTTACCATTGAAACCTTCTATGTTCTTACCACAGAAATATTCATTATCTGTACCTTTGAAGTCATTGAAGGTTTCAAAATTCTTACCGCAAAATAATTCTTTCTCAGAACCAAAGAATCCCTCCTGTTCTTGAGATTCCATAGGTATGTATCTAAGCTTAGTATCCCTATCTCTCTTTAAGATAATTAATAATACTAAAGCTTCATCCTTTGCTTGAGCTACCTGGGTATCTCCAGTGGGCTTATAAACTAAACCATTTATAACAAACCTATCCTCAGACCAGTTAAAATCAAAGTAACCATCAGTACCACTTTCAGCATCTATACTAGCATTCTTCCAATACCTACCTTTATCTAAGCTTTTAAGGTAATCAGAAGATAATAATATAGATAGGTTCTCTTCATCAGTTTCACCTGAAGTAGATTGTATATTGATAGGCCAGTTTCTAAAAGCATTATAAAAACATAGAGCTTCTATCTTTATCCTATAGTAATGAGGGAATTCATCTTCACCTTGGTATAACATTTGGTTCACATGTTTTGCCCACACTATAGTTTGCCTACCAGCGTCCATATCAAGGAATCTCATTACATTCCTTTTATACCTATCCCAAGCTCTATTACTTAGGAAGTAACATCCTTTTTTTGTCATCTTTTCTTAGGTATTAAAGTAACTCCTTGGTGAGATAAGGGAGAAGTTGGATTTGGACCTCCTAAAACACCTGGATTCCTTCTATTAACTACTCTCGGTATAACTACATCATGAATTTGATTACAGAAAGGTAGATATATATCTAACCTCTGAGCTAGAGTACAGAGATTCTTCCTTAGTTGATCCATTACACCTCCTGGTTGCAATGCTTTCATATATGTAGAAAAGAAGTTTGATACTGAATCAGATATATTATCAAAATATTCTACTTCAGTAGGTCCAGTAGTAATTTTCTTTACCCTATCTCCTCTTACTCCTTCATCATCGGAATCTTGTTTTTGGTCAGATTTATTTTCATTAGTTCTGGTAAGCTCACTTATATATTTTCCAGTACTAGTTAGTATATTGGTAACTTCTACATTGAGATAATCCCATGCAGCTAGTTCCATAATTAGCTGGTTTTCTAAACCTTCATAGTAGAGCTCATCATTATAATGCTCAATAGGAATTTCTTTTCCTTCCTCTCGATTCACTAGAGGTTGTATATAGAGCTGCCATTTATTAATATAAACGTTCTTTTGTTCAAAACTCATACCCTGAGTAATTTCCTGGGGTATATAATTATTCACCAAGTTATAAATACTATCAGGTAAATGTGTTTTAACTATATCCGATACTATTACAGTTCTAGAAGAGGTTTTATGATATCCAGTGTTTGGATCGTTTACCTCTAAGGTTACAGTGTAAAAGCCATTCTCTGAGTAAGTGTGACTTGGGTTTTTTAAGGTACTGGGATCCGTAAAATCACCAAAGTCCCAGGAAAAGATAGCTTTCACTGGGACTTTAGAGAATATTCGAAAAGATACACCCAGACCTTCAGTTATACATTGGAAGTCTAAGTTATCCATGTTTTATTTATTTTAAGACATGAGAGCCTCTACAATAGATAGTACAGTATCACCTTCCTCTACGGTAATATTATTATCTTCAGCTAAAGCTTTAGCCTCTTCCATAGTGAAAGCCTTTGCAATCTTACCGGCATCCATACCTGCCTCTACTAGCTTATCAAATTTAGCCTTTAGAGTATCAGGATCTACCTCATTGACTACTTCGTTCTTATCTGCTACGTACTGTAGATGACCATTGATAAGGGCTTTACGAATCTTAGGTGCAGCCAACTGACGTAATGATAGTTCTACTACCTCTCCTCGTACAACTTGAATGCCTGTAGAAGGATCGTAAAAACTATAGGCATTATCACCTAATGAAACGTATTTTGAATCTGTATTTGCTGATTTATTCTTTCCCATTGTTTTAATGTTTAAGTTGATGTAAAGTTAAAAACCTCACCCCAGTTAATTAAAACTGAGGCAAGGTGAGAATATTTAATTAAAGCCAGGGATTATTCCAAGTTAACTGACAAATATGGATCAATGTTCATGAATGCTGGGAATCCATTTGTAGAGAATGCCTTATTAGCAGCCATAAGTACAGCAGCATCCTGATACATCTTGCTAAAACCAGTAGTGATAGTAGCATAAGTAGCATTAGTCTGATTTGAAACGATTCGCTCTGATTCAAGCATAAGCTCCTTAGCAGTAAGCTTAATGAGAGCAGCATTCTTATCTACCATCAAGATATTCTTATCTGGAGTTCCTGGGTGAATATAGAAATTAGCCTGGTTAGGAACTGGAGACTTAACATTGAGTGTAGCCTGTGTAGTTCCCTGCTCACGTTTCTTAAACTCTGGCAAGTCGAGCAATTCAATTGCCTGATCTTCAGAACCAATGATGTTCTGGTAGTTACGACCAAGACGAGAAGCACGTACCCAGAGACGGAGAAGATCTTTGTAAGTAATACCGGTAGTAGTATTATTTACACCAATTACTGGAGCAGATTCAGAACCGTCAATCATATTACCATTGAGGAGTACATCCATTGCCAATGTATCCATAGCATAGCCAAGCTGAATACCGAAGTCACGGAGATATACACCCAATACATCGATTGATACATAATCACGAACCTCATCAGTAAGCTTGAAGCCCTTACCAATCTTAAAGATAGATACCTGCTTCTCACCATAAGAAATGTCTCCCAATGGGATAGTCTCAGCCTCGTTTACCTTTGCAGGACTAGCGTCAGACATGTTTACATGAGGCATAGTAACCTTCAAACCCTTTACATGCTCTTCAGAAGCAATGATCTCTGGGTAGAAAGGAGCCTTACGAACACCTGTATAGATAGCTGCACGAATGATCTCTGGTACCAACCAACGAACATTCTGATCTGGCATAGTGAACAGATTCTGGATGGTAGTCATACGAGGGTTAATACCAACCTTATCGTAGAAAGCATCCAAGCTAATACCATACTTCTCCTGTACCATCTCAGACAGACTGATGTCTGTACAGATATGATTACCATCTCCAGCACGGGTAGCGTCCATGAAACGTACCATCTCTGGCAAAGCATTGATGAAATCCTGTGACTTCATCTTGCTCAAATCAATTTTATTTTCTGCCATATTATTATAATGTTATATGTTCTTTACTTAAGTTTATCGTACCAATACCTGTACGAGTTCATTAGCAGCATCTGCAGGATTGATAGCAATGAACTTAGTTTCTGTTGTAGAAGTAGCTACCTCTACGAAACGATCTTGCTTAACAGTTCCTGTAGGCTTTACATAACCACACTGGAATGTAGCACTAGAAATGTAATTACAGATAGCAAAAGCTTCTACAGCTACAGTTACCTCTGCAGGGAAATTACGCTGAGCAGCATAAGCTGGATTTACACTATCAGTAACAGCAATTCCCAAATAAATCTCACTAGCTTGGCCCTTATATGGAGAAATAGAACCATCTGTGTTAAGAGCTACTGGCTGACCCTTTACGATTACTTCAGGCTTATGTGTAGAATTATCTACCTTAGCCATGAAAGCCTGGTGCAACTTATGTGATTCGTGCTTGTAAATTACAGTACGAGGTGTAACCTCTCCCATCAAGGTAAGAGGCTGATTTTTGAAATATACTCCCATATTATTATATTTTTAGATTTGTTACTCTGATACTTTGTACTGGTTCTTACGAGAGAAGATATTAGCAGCAGCCTTAGCAGTATCAACTGGATTCTCCTTATTGCTTGTAACCTCCTTCTTATCTGGATCCTCTACAGATGAAGCACGGCTTACATCTTTAGAACCACAGTGATTGCAGTGCATAGGATATGCCTCTTCAAGTTTCTGAGCATAGGTCTTATTCAAACCTTCCAGAGTTACTACTGGAGTATTTTCTGCCTGGAGCATTACATAGATAGCGTCATTCTCCTTGAAAGAATCTCCCATTAACTTACGATAGTTATTGCAAGCTTCCTCACGTAGCTTACTTACATAAGTTTTACCGAGATTTGCCTGCTCAGTAAGTGAAGTCTTCTCGGCCTCGAGATTGGAAATCTTCTCCTCAAGCTTTGCCTTCTCTTCAGTAAGATTATTTACTGTATCAGTAAGACTTGCTTTATCTGATACGATTTGCTGGATAAGGGAAATAGCCTCTTCTGGAGAAGCTTCTTTACCTTCTGATAGAGTAAGCATATCCTTTCCGAATAGCTTCTCCAAAAATTCTTTTAGTTCTTTATCCATTTTAGTGTTTGATAAATTAGTATTTTCAACCTTGTTATTATTAACCTGTTGAGTATTGTAGTACTCTAAATCAGTTTTATTGTCTAAAAAGAAAAATTCTCTAGTTCCTTTCTCCTCATGTTCCTTGAAAGCTTCATAGGTTTGTTTTGCAAACGTTGGATTTACAATTTTACCATCTGAACCAATTTTCTGGGCAAAGGTATCAGCACCATGAGATACTAAAGAGGTTTCCAAGAATCTTACTATACCTGTACATACCTTACATATCATATTACCTTCTTTGTCATATGTACCAAGTTTCTCCCAGAATTCTCCATCATCAAGCTCTGGATGAGACTTATCCCATGTAAACTGTACAGTTACAGAATTACTGTGTATTGAAGGAGGATCCATTAAGATACCTCTTGCAATTCTAGGATTAGCTTTCCCATCAATCTTTAGGATTCCATTAATACCTGCTGGTATAGTATACCCATCTACTTTGTAAGAATCTTGCCATACTACTTTTGAAACAGATCCAATGGCATTACCTATGTCTGTACTATGATCACAGTTTACAGTTTGTCCGAGTATTAGAGGCATAGCTGCTTTTAATACTCCATTCCTACTAAAATCTACAGGATTCCAGTTCTTAGATACAATAGTCTCAGATAACAGTCTGAACATAGGTTCTATAAACTCGTTATCCTTAGGAGTTAGATCCTCTGGCTTCAAATCAGGGTAGTATGTATTATAATCAATATCACTACCGAAGAAACCAAACTTCTGTATACTATCCTTAGAAGTTTTATTCCATGAGAAGAAATTCTCTGATAACTTTGTTAATGGTTCTTTCTCTTGTACAGGAGCTGGTACATTGCCAACTAAAATAGAATGGCCAGCTCCAATAACCATAATCTCATTAAAACTATGATTACTTCTGGTTATTGGTTTACTCATATTTATCTTGGTTTTGAATTTTGATCTTTTCTCTTAGGCATTGGTTTATTCTTATCTCTTACACCACGATCAGATTTAGATTTATCATCTTTTCTCTCCTTATCTTCTATACCTATTTTACCATTGTTCTGTTGTTCAATAGGTACTCTTGGAGCTTCCTGATCTGGGCTATCATAACCCATTTCCTGAGCATATTGTAACATAGATATGATACCATCTCTATATAAGGCATTAAGATTCTGTACCTTATATTGAGTAGCCTGTTGGATTTTTACATCATCAGTTACAGTAGCAGGATTCCAAGTAATTTTAATACCTTTATTATTAAATCCAGCAAGTTGTAACTCTAAAGAGTATAAGAATTCAAGTACACTACCAACTAAATTCTGGATAACCTTTAATTGAGATATAAGTTTAGAAAGGTTTATACCAGCTCCACCTTCTGTATTAGTATCAGTAACACCTAATAGTGTACTATTTACACCAAGACCATTAGCTACAGACTGTTGATTCATTTTCCAAGGTATATCTAAATTACCCATATCTTGAGTAGTAGAATTTAGCTTGAATTCATGATCTTCTTTATAACCAACTACTAAACCATCTTTCATACCATCTTTCATACGTTTCTTGAGCTTAAGTAAATTAATTTCAAGACGACGTTCATATTGATTAGTACTTTCTGAAGGTCTCTGATCTGGTTTATCCATTAGCACTTCCATGAATCCTAATAGGCCAGCATTCTCCATGATATGTTTGAAGTTTATTCTCATATCAGATTGGCCTTTTAGAGAATCTAAAGCTGCCATAAATGGAGGTATTCCATAAGGTTCATCTGTATCATTGTACATACCTACATATTTATATGTAAGGGTGTTCAATTTAATATAAGTATCTTTTCCTATAGCCAAGTTTGCATAACTTTTTTGATAAGGAATATATACTCCGTCAGATTCCCTCTTGAACATTATACTGTCTGGCTTGATAAATAGTACTGTAGATAAACCATCTAGATGTTGATTAGGTACTCCTTCGATAGATATAGCTCCACCAATTAGGAGTTGTACCATCATCTTATTTACTAAACCATCAGTACCAGCAGTATAATTAGACCATCTTTTTGAAGCTTTCTTAAGATGATCTACCATAGCTTCTGCTTCCTTACTAGTATTATTAGGAAAACCTATTCTATGTCCAGTATTAGCTAACTGATACATATCTTGTAAGGCTTTACTTACATCAGGATTTACCTTATATAAGTTCCTAAGTAGTTGAATAACTTCTACTCTAAATGAAGGATTTACCATTGTGTTAAAATCCTTCAAAGCATAAGTTAAACCATTACCATCTTCTGGAGCAGAAACTCTACCAGGATCTATTCCTGTAACTTTAGGTTTCTTTGGTTCAGTGTTACTAGTAGCATCTGGATGTCCTCTAGTAACTGAAATGTTATAACCGAATATTTTCATCGTGGTTGAATAATTATGTTTTGTTTACCTTTTCTAATATGATTACAGATAGCTTTGCCCATAATATCATCATCTGCATATACATCAGTTTCTAAACCGTCTTCAGAATCAGAATTACTTTTATGTTTACCCATAGCTACAGGTCTACCTAAGCTATCATAAATAAAAGTCTTAGCCTCGTGAATAAAAAATGGATCCTTTATAGTAGTTACTTCATTACGAATATCTGCTTCTAAACCATCAATGATAACAGGTCTGTTACTAGAAGTAGTAAGCCAACCTGGAGCTTTATCCATCTCAGGTCTTTTCTTACCTTTCTTCTTCAACATTTTCTGATAGTAATAAAGTTTAGGATATCCTTCATTCTGTAAAGCAGCAGTAACTGCTAAACCCACATCATTAGATTCAGGAGCTAAGGTAGCAAAGTTAAACAACCTACCAGTATCTCCAAGTAATATTGCATATTTATCTACAGGCATTCTACCCTTATATACTGCTTGTTCTTCTCCAATTTTATCCATACAGGTAAAGGATGAATAATCGGAACCTCTACCAGTTGCAACGTCTGCTCCTATAAAATATTCTTTGTTTTCCTCTGGTTCTAAGAATTGAAGATATTGGCCATTGTACCTACGTTTAATAATAGGATAGTCAGATATACAATCTTCTATGGCTTTAATATCAGCCATATCAAATACAGTATTACCTGATGATAAGAAGTCTCCATCTATCTCTTGGGCAGTTCTTCTAGGTCCAAGAGCAGATGACATCTGTTCATACCAATCATCATCTCGTTCAGGGTGCATTCTCCAATATAATCTGATGGCATTAAAAGGATTACCTCCAGTCAAAGCATTAACCCAGGTGTTATGGTAAAAATTAGCCATACCCATTGGAGTAGAATTAACTATAGCTGATCCACCGGTAGATAGTGTTGGGAAAGCAGCTGCCCAAATTTGAGAAGCCCATCTTACAATAGCAGCCTCGTCAATTACCAAAAGAGTAAGAGATTCTGAACGACCTGCTTCAGATGAAGTAGGTATAGATTCTATGAAAGAGCCATTTGCAAACTCCATCATAGAAGATGATCCAAATTCTCCAGATCTACCATTTATAATAGGTACCTGTAAGAAAGGAGGTAAGTTCTTATACATGAACTTAATCTTCTTTAGTACCTTTTTAGCAGTAGTATCTTTAATAGATATGATGTTTATCTTAGAATTTGGATGGTACATAGCTAGCCATAAGCAGTACATAGAGATCAACTCTGTAATACCTGCCTGTCTGAACTTAAGTACGATGTTAAACCTCTTAAGTACAAATTGGTAGAGTACAGCTTTTTGATAAGGATATAAATTAAAGTGTACTCTACCTCTTACAGGGTGTATCACATATATAAAGGCAGCAAAGAAAAATACATCTTGTACTACCTTAGATAATATGCCTACCTGTTCACTAGTTAGACCTTGTGGAACTTTCAAATCTACTTTAGCCATGGATTTAATTTATATCTTATTCCAATTTCTATATCAGCTTTTATATTATTATGTGTACCTATAGACTTTTCTAGAGCTCCTTCTAGAGAATAATCTAATCTATTAGTAGAAATCATAATACCAGTACCAATATGAAGCTCTTTGTTAAATATTTTATATGAAGTATCTACATACGGTAAAATCCTAACCGGGTATACTCTTTTATAAGTAAGGCCCGAGTTAGGATTCCAGTTGTAAGAATACCTACTGAGATCCAGGTTATAATCCCTGGTTATATAAGTATGTGATTGAAAATTGTAAGAAGCAAATTGGATGTTGTTCCTATCAAATAAAATCTGAACCAAAGAATCCTTACTGTAAGTACCGAGATCCTTAAAACTTATATCTGCTAAAACCTTACTACTGTTTACAGCTGCTGGGTTAAAGGAGATATTGTTTACCGAATCAAATTTACTTTTACTAGAACTGGCAAACGTAGTATTTACATGACTTTGGTGATTAAAGCGATCATTGAAATCATGGGTATTCCAGTAAGTAATATTCTTTGGATTCAGATATCCTGAATAATCAGGAGCTAAAGAAAATTCATCCTTTGTTGATTGTACTGTAGTTTCTTGTTTAAAAGAACCCATGTACTTTTTATTAGCGTTAGTTACTAACTTAACCGTGGTAGTATTCGGTTTTGGTTGGTATCTTGAAAGCTGTTTTGATAAGGAATAATTCCTGAAGCAAAGGTATATAGTTGATCCTAATAATATTAGGCATAATGCTTCTAGGAATAATTCTTTTACCTTAATCCTAATTTGGTGATTTGTATTTGCCATATCGATATACATTTAGTGATTTACATTTTCTTAAACGACATATTCGTACGCGCTCGCATATACGCATATAAAGGCTAAAGGATATAATATGGGTAATTTAATTAAATTAATTATATCTAAAGATATATAATTAATTTAATAAATTATTACCCTAAAAATATATCTAAAAATAATAATAAAAAATTATAATCTGCTAGCGCTGCCAGAGGCCTTGAACATATGTTAATTTATAGGTACATTTTTAACCTATAACCTTATTCATCCTTCGGATGAAAGTAACTACCTCGTAAACTCGGTAGTTACGACAGTATACATTTCTTAAACCATTTACCTACTTGATATACAGATCCTTTAGCTATGGTATATCTTGCTTTATTCAACCAGTATAGATAATTATCTTTATCCATGTAGATCTTATATTCATCTGGGAAACCCATGATATTTTTGAAATCCTTTATACCAAGAGGATAACCATCAGGTCTAAACTGTCTATCTGCAGGTCTTAAAGTTAATGGAGGTTTATCATACTCTAATCTATATACTCCAGGTAGAGTAGACATCTTAGCTGTTTTAATAGGCCATTTCTTTTCATCCTTGAAATCAGTTCTCCAAAGTTTCTTAATCTGTTTAACGGTAAGATTCTTCTTTTCAGGTAAGGCCCTATAATCATACATCGCTAATATTTTATTTAATGGCGGCATATAATTATCATTATTTTCCTTAAAATAGGGACATTCTAGTAATTTTCTAGAGCTTACTGGAGTGTCTACTCTAAATATATTGTCGAACTTATTTAAGTAACTCTTAGACTTAATTTTAATTCCTACAATAATTAACCTTTTCCTTGATACCTGTGAATTACCAAAATCTACTACAGATCGTTGATGATAAATTAATTTATAACCTGGTACCTGTATTTCAAAAAATTCCTTTGGCAATAGAGTTACTAATCTTGGTAAATTCTCTAATAAGAAAACCTTAGGTCGGTATTTATTAATGGCCTGAATAACTAAATTCAATGATTTATTCTCTTCTGGCTTACCTAATTGTTTAACTTTAGATAACCTCATTATAGAAGAAGCTCCACAATCTGGGCTTGATATAATCACATCAGCCTTAATATTATCTGGTAATTCATTCCTTAAAAAAGGAGTATCTCCAAAGTTCAACTTCCACTGTTCTTCATTCTTGGTATGAAATACGGCTCTAGGTTCTATATTAGCAACTAGATTCTCCTTAAACGGAAACAGCAGGGCTCCTTGCCCTGCTGATACTCCTAAAACCCTTAAATGCTTCATCGTAGACAAACTGAACTAATTCCTACTGCTACAAATGAAGCAAATACTGATACGATAAGCCATGGCCAAAAGAGTTTAACATACTCCTTCAAAGGCATATCAGTATCAGAAACTACATAGTTTACTACACCAAGCACTACAGTTACTACTGATGAAAGTAGAGCTGAGTACAAAATGATCAAACCATCTCCATCATAGGCATGGAAGTTGAACAAAAAGGTGAAGAAACCTACAAGTACACCCATAACTAACAGAGTGTACCACTTACAAAACCACTTAAATTGTTTCATTGTGATTAAAGATTAAATTTATACTAGTGCTAATAAAGCCGAAATAATTATACCATAGAGACCATACTTAAGATCTACCTTATCAAAGAAATCATTAGGCTGTGAATCATCCCATAATTCTTTAGCGTAGATAATAATTAAACCTATGGTAACACTTAAAAACCAATCTAGCCAAAATATACCAAATAACAAAGTACATATCTTAAAAGATATTTCTGTTACTAAGTAACCTGCTATACCGTGCCATAGAAGTTCTTGATCTATTTTACATAACTTCTCGGCAATTTTTTGATAAAACTTTCTCATCTGTAAGTGTCTTTATATTTAAGATAAGCTTGAGCTAATTTAGTATCATACTTATTAGCTGCATAAGAAGGACCATTATAAGATCTTGCAAAAGAAGCCCAGTTATGATTATTCAATGCTCCACATAACCGATTATTCTTTAAGAACCTGATAGTTAACATCAGTTGATCTTCTTCTGAAGATCTCATCTTACCTACAAATTCATCAATATCTTTACAGTCACATTGAGCATAATTCATACCCATTACCTGGAACATACCCCATGATGCAGATTTTAATGCTGCAGCCTGGTTAATATTCATAGCGTTAGCTAATCGGATATATTCTTTATCTCCTCCAAGGTATTTTGATCTATCCCACTTAGGATAAATTATATTAGGATATTGCCTACACAACTGATTCAGACGAAGAGTATTTACTGATTGAGATAATATTCTGTAAAAGATATGTCCTTCGAATAAAATCTTAGGTTTACCATTTGGTAAGAAACCTCCTCCGTTAGATTCTACCTCTTTCACAGCTAATAATGCAGCAGGATCAATTTGATTTTTTCTAGCTATATCAGCTATTCTTTCATTAGTTAATTTTTCCATATTTATGAAATTGGTTTATATACCTTATAAGCAGTGAGTATTGCTGAAACTCTATCTAGATTGAGCTTAAACTATAGAATTATAACCAAATTATATGCAAAAATGACCTTAATCTAACTACAGCCTACGCAAGGATTTAAGTTGTTATCACAGGTTCATTGCATATATAAAATAAATTAGTTAAATTTGCAATCAAATAAAATATTTATCAAACATTATTTATATGGAAATCTTAAAAACAAA